TTGAACAGAAGTTGGTCGATAAGATTACATTCCCAGCTATAGTTCAAAAGAAAGAAGATGGTATGAGATTCAATGCTATTGTTAAATTTGATAGAGATTTAAAAGGTACTGTTGAGTTTCGTTCTAGAAATGGCAAAGAGATTACATTACTAGGTAACCTTGAAGAAGAATTTATTGAGTTGGCTTATGGCAAAGACCTTGTATTTGATGGTGAACTTCTAGTATATGCTACAATGGAAACAGATTCAAAAGGTAATATATGTGACCGGCAAACAGGTAACGGTATTCTAAACAAAGCAGTAAAGGGAACTATATCTAAAGAAGAATCAAATAGAGTGGTTGCTACTCTTTGGGATCAAATTCCATATGAGGATTTCATTGCTGGTAAATGTGATCAGAGATATGATTATAGATTAAAAAAATTAGACTATCTTTTGGCACGATTACCAAGTGAAGCTAAGATTGAATTAGTTGAAACCTTTGAGGTTCATTCATTAGAACAAACTCAAACAATATTCCAAAACTATCTTGATGATGGCGATGAAGGTATCATTCTTAAAGATCCAAACTCATTATGGGAAAACAAAAGGTCAAAAGGTCAAATCAAGTTTAAGGCTGAATTAGATTGTGATTTAAAAGTAATGAGTGTTATATCTGGCACTGGCAAATATGCTGATATGATAGGTTCATTGTATTGTGAATCTGCTGATGGTGTTGTAAAAGTATATGTTGGTTCTGGTTTAACAGATGAACAACGCAATGCTCCACCAAGTGAATATTATGACAAAATCATTGCAGTAAAGTATAATGCTAGAATCAAGAATGTAAAAGATGGTGAATCATTATTTCTCCCCATCTTCCTGGAAATCCGGAATGATAAAGAATTTGCCGATACATCCGATAAAATTAAATAGGAATCAAAATGTCACACATGTCAAATTTTATAATATCAGTTCAAGAATTATATGAATCTGGTATGTCCATTCAAGAAATATCCGAATATCTAAATGTTTCATTAGAATTGATTGAAAACACTATAGAAAAATATTGTGAAGAAATTGATTGACAATACTCCCATTTATGATATAATAACTCATATTTGAAACTAAAGAGATACATTATGACAATTACCGCAAAGAATAAAGAATTCATTATAGCTGCACAAGCAATATATGGTGTAAATGCAACCTTAACCCGTGAAGAAATTGATCATGTAGTAAGTACATTAGGGGTTTCTTATCCTTATTGGATGGTATCAAAATCACAATATAAAGTTGCTCGTGGTCAATATAAAGTTCCAACAATCGATGGTGATTTTTCTATGCCTATACCTGTTGTTATACCAGCACAACCAATAGTTCAAACATCCATGGATATGTCCGCACAAGTAGTTCATTTTCGTCAACCTAAAATGATTGATGAATCCACTCCATCAGTTCCGGCACCATATGCTGATTATGTTCCTTTTGGTTTTCATAAAGATTTAGTTACAGTAATCAAATCAAAAGAATTCTATCCAGTATTCATCACTGGTCTATCCGGTAATGGTAAAACATTAATGGCCGAACAAGTTTGTGCTCAATTGAAGCGAGAATGTATCCGTGTTAATATTAGTATTGAAACTGATGAATCTGATCTATTAGGTGGTAATACCTTGATTGATGGTAATGTGGTATTCCGTGACGGTCCTGTTCTTACCGCAATGAAGCGTGGGTCAGTATTACTTATTGATGAAGTCGACCGTGGTAATGGTTCCAAGTTGATGTGTTTACAAGGTATACTAGAAGGCAATGGTCATTATAACAAGAAGACTGGTGAAATGGTTTTTCCAAAATCTGGTTTTACTATCATCGCTACAGCTAATACAAAGGGTAAAGGTTCAGAAGATGGCAATTATCTATCTCAAATATTAGATAGTGCTTTTCTTGAAAGATTTGTTATTACAGTTGAACAAGAATTTCCTGATGCAAAAACAGAAAAGAAAATTCTTACACCACTAATCAAAGATACAGATTTTATTGATGAATTGGTAAAATGGGCCGATGTGATTCGGAAGACGTATATGGAAGGTGCGATTGATGAAATTATAAGTACTAGACGATTGGTACATATTGCCAAGACTTTTAACATTTTTGGTAATAAAGCAAAAGCAATTCAATTATGTATTGCTAGATTTGATGATGAAACAAAATCTGGATTTTTAGATTTGTATGCTAAAATGACCAGTGAAGATTTAGCAATGGCAGCTGGTGAAATAATAATAGATGACCCATTTATAAAAGATATAGAGGATATGTAATAGATGACGAATTGGCACGGAGGTAAGGGATCAAGTACTAGACCTACCGATAAACAAAAATATAATGATAATTGGGATAGAATATTCGGTAAGAAAGCTATCCCCCTAATAGGTGAAAAAATGAATAAAGTTGAACTGTTGGATGTACTACATAATAATGTTGTTAATATTACCTTTACAAAAGTGAATGGTGATGTTAGAATACTTAAAGGAACTCTATTAGACCAATATCTTCCACAAAAAGAAATTGACCCAAGTGGTGTTGAAGTTGAAACCATTGTAGAAACTCAAACACGAAAAGCTACCAATGATAATGTTGTTGTGGCTTGGGATATCGAGAATGATGGTTATAGAAGTTTTAGAGTTGATTCAGTTACCACAGTAGAAATCATAGAGAATTAATATGGCAGTTGAGAAGCTTAAAGGTCGTGCATTGGATGCCCTCCAAGGTGGTCCAGAACCAGACTTCACACAAAAAGATGTATGCGGATTTGTTAGAGCCTTGAATTGGTATTCCAACATAAAAGCATACAAAGATTCAAAAATATATACAATTTCTTATCTAAAACAGAATAAATACGATTTGAAAGTTATAAATAAAATATCCACGGCAACTGAATGGGATGTTAAAAATCTTGGTTATGTATTAAGAATGGTCAGCCGGGGATACCAACCAAGTTTAGAACAATTATCATGGATTGATTCTAGAATAACAGAATTATCAAAACCTAAACCAGTAGTGCAAGTTGTTGATGTGGATAAACCTGTGAAACCTAAAGATTCAATTCAAGATAAAGTTTATAATCAATGTACTGTTTTTATTAATGAAATTGAAGATAAGATTGATGCAAGAGATTATTCATTAAAGGTCTATGAATATCTTACCACTCAAGCTTGTAAATCAATTCATGTGAAACAAATTATTGAACATTTTAAACCATTGAGTCTTGAAGTTAAAGAAGCTATGCTTGGTGAAGATGAACAATTGATTGAAGGATATTCCAATTACACCAAAACTGAAATAAAGAAATTGAGTCAGTTTTTGCAATTGATTATATCTGATTGTAATGGATTTACATCAAATTCAAAAGTTACCAAAACACCCCGTAAGAAAAAGATTGTACCTATATCTAAAAAAGTATTGAAATTAAATTATAAAAAAGAAGACCCTGAATATAAAATTGTATCAATTAAACCAGAAAGTATTATTGGATGTCAAAACCTTTGGGTGTTTAATACAAAGACCAGAAAACTTGGTGTTTATGTATCTAATGATGAATCTGGATTAAGTGTTAAAGGTTCTACTATTGAAAATTACAATGTAGAATTATCTATTACTAAAACTGTGAGAAAACCATTAGATGTTATACCTAATGTTATTAAAGGCAAGAAAACTGTATTGAAAAAGATTATGTCGGACATTAATTCAGTACAAACATTGTTGAATGGAAGAATTAATGGAGATGTGGTGTTATTAACTTCTATAAAATAGGATGGAAATGAAATATCATTTTAAACCAATTGCTGCAGAACCTGGAGTAAATTTAGATGGATACACAAGACGAGAAGGATATCTCGGACCTATACGACAAAATGGAATTGTCTTATATTATGACCCCCTAAAGGGACAACTTTATAACCCTAAAACCCGAACCTACGAAAATGCTTAAATATATCTGTAAACCAAGTCTATATAATAACAAAGGTATGAAAACCTTTACCACAGCTGAAGATGCTTTAGTATATCTCAATGACAAATTAGCTGCCAAAGTCGATGATGAAAATTATATCTATATCGCTCCATCAATGGCTAAGAAAGATATTCAAGATTCATTAGAAGATTACCAACATATTAAAAAATTAGCTATAG